TGTTGCTGGAGCCTGAGACATCTAATCCCCAAGGGGCTTTCCACATCTTGGCGTACCGGGCAGCAAAGTCGTACCAGCCGCCACGGTAGATGCCAAGGCCATGCAAGATGGGCCAGAGTTCCACGGGCCTGTTGGGTATTGGTGTCCCACTGAGGGCATACACACGCTCGACCTGCTTCATCAGCAGGGATGCTGATGCGGTGCGTTTTGCCAAAGGGTTCTTGATGCGATGGCACTCGTCCAGCACCAGCGTTTTGTAGCCAGCATTGTTGAAGTATTGGAGCAGGTCATAGTTAATGATGACCACCTGATGGTTGGTGGTCTTCATGGCGTCATTCTTGCCATTGATTACCCGCACACTGGCGTTGGACAGCTTGCAGAATGCGGCCTCCCACACGGTCTTGGCGATGGCTGGGCAGACCACCAGCACTGGCAAATGCTCAAGGGCTGCTGCTGCTGTGGGCAGTGTCTTTCCGACTCGCGGCTGGTCGGCCAAGATGGCCCTCTTGTGGTCCAGCAAGAACTGCTTGGATTGCTCTTGGTGCGGGTATAGCTTCATCGGTTTCCTCGGTTTAGCGGTTGAAAGAGTCCCGATTGTGCAGTGTAAAAATCTTTTAAACAAGCACTTTTTTTGTGCTAAAGTGCAATTGCTTCATCACTTTGATGGGGCTGTAAACCTGTTAAACGATCAACCCAAAGGAAACGATCATGACCACTAGAGTGACAACTGGCGAGGTGCGCACCTCGTATTTTTCGGCCCTTCAGGCACGCAAGAATGAGATGAACGGGAAGGACGAATTCAGCACCCAGATTCTGATTCCCAAGACCGACAAGGACACGCTGACAGCACTGAAGGCAGCGGCCAAGGTAGCATTGGCCAGCAAGTTCGGGGACAAGATCCCCAAGAACGTGCGCAACCCCTTGCGTGATGGCGACACCGAAACCAAGACAGATGGCAGCCCATTGGGCAAGGAATACGCAGGCCATTTCTTTTGCAACGTGAAGTCCACCAGTAAGCCTGGCGCGATCGACACGCATGGCAACGACCTGATCGGATCTGATGACATCGTGTCTGGCGATTACATCCGCGCCAGCCTGAATGCGTATGCGTACAGCCAGGCTGGCAACAATGGCGTGTCGTTTGGCCTGAACAACCTCTTGCTGATGCGCAAGGGTGAGCCTTTGGGTGGCGCAAAGCCATCGGCTGCGGCTGACTTTGGCATCACCCGTGGGTCAGCACCGGCTGCTGCGCCTGCCGAGGCTGGTGGCGATGACTGGTAAGGTCTTCATTGCGGCCCATGTCGAGCGTGACCTGTTCGACAAGCTGGAGGCCACAGCGCACGCCTTGGGAATGTCTAAGGCTGCGCTGCTGCGGCATCTGCTGCGGCAGGGGCTTGCTGTCCCTGTTGTTCTATCAGCGCAAACAGAGCCGCCTCCATCTGATTGACTGAGCACCACAGAGGATCAACAGCCCCAGACAGCCATCTGCTGACCTGGGGCTGTTGTATTTGGGCCAGGGCGCAGACCTGCTTCATCTGAATCTTGTGCAGACGGGCCATGTCTCGGATGTCGTGGATGGAGTTCATGGCCGCATTTTACTTGTGTTCTTTGTTAATAGTTGACTGTTTTGTAGGGGTGTTGCATGGCCTGTTTATTTAGTCCATAATACGTTTCACCAGCACAAATAGTTGTTCTGGGTAACGATGAAAACGGAGTAAACGACATGAACACCTACACAATGAACAGCGAACAGTTTGGCATTTACACACTGGAAGTGGCCAAGCAATCAGCCCCAATGGCCAGCGCCGAATACTTTAATGGCACCCTGTTTGTCGCTGGCTGCACGCCACGTGAAGCATCCAAAATTCAAACGGCCTTTGAGTGCAGTGGCATGGGCGTGGTCGTTACTCCTGGCGCAGAGTACAGCTTCGATTTCGTCTAACACCCACGGGGCTTCGGCCCCTCATCAGGAGAACCCCATGAAACACCACAAATATCACCAGCACTACCAAGTCCGCGCAGCCAAGCTGCACGCACGCGCCGAGGCGGCGTTGGACCTGATCACCGCACTGGTCATCGGCATCGGCTTGGCCGCTGCCCTGTTCTACGGGTGGTCGGCATGAAGACGATCATGGACCTAGCCAGAGACGCCAATCTGCCAGCGTGCCACCTGGAGCACCCCAAGGCTTTGCAGCGGTTTGCGGACCTGCTGGCCAAACGGGAATTGCAGGCTTGCCGGGATGTGCTGGAAGGGCTTCACGCCTGCCAGGACAATCACAACTATTACCTCTATGCCAGCAAAACGCTGCAAGACATCAGGGGTGAAAAGTGAAAAGGTATGTGCGCCAATTGCAACCCGGCCAGCGGTTCACACTGCTGCGCACTGGTGTGAAGTACCGATTTATTCGGCGCGAACACCACACCCCCAGCGGCACCCGCCATGTGGTGGTGTGTGATGACCCGTACATCACTTCCACCGATGGCCACACCGAATCCACATTGCACCACGCTTGCCATGTTTGGCTGGAGACAACATGAAAACCATCTGGATCAAACCAAAGCCGCTGACACGCTGCCAAATCCTTGGCGTGTGCCAGTCCAAACATTCACCAGCCTGCCTAAAGGGATGCCGCAAATGAGAGTCAAAGACATGACCATGGATGACCTGCCCTTTCTGGAGGCGCAGCTTCAGCACGCGCTGGACAAGGCGCTGGCCTCAGAACCACCAGCACACAAGGTGCGCAATTGCCCCAGCGACCTTCAGTCCCGTGACCAAGCCTGGCGCAAGGTCCAGAATTTGCAATACCAAATAGGATGTCTCAAAAATGGCCGACCAATCTATTAAGACCCCTGCCAACATGATCGACAAGATGAAGGGCACATACGATGGCAAAGAGTTGCTGCCCTACACGGGCCGCCCTGGGGCCATGGATGCCTTCAAATTGCCAAGCCTGATGCATTACGGCCATGTGTATAGAAAAGACGTTGGTGACCTCAAATGAGCCTCACACCCGCACTGGATGCAGCCATCGACCTGCTGAATGATCTTCTTAATCCCGATAGCAGTGGCCACGCCATCCCGCAAGACCTGCGCACCCGTGCCTATGTGGCTCGGACCATGCTGGAGCGTGTCAGGCGCAGGGAGTTGGCGCTGTGGAAAGTCAAACTGGATGAGGATGAAAAATGCGAGGACTAAAACCACGCATCCGGCCAAGCCTGATGATTGCCTTGGCCGATGGTGTGGCCAGATGTGACCGCGAGTTGATGACCATCATCCACTGCGACAGGCGTGCCGCGCAGCGAGTGCTGCAAGAGATGCACGATCAGGGGCTGGTGCATATTGCCGGGTGGGCCAGGGCTGGCGACAGTTACCGCTGGCGGCCTCAGTACAGGATGGGGCAGGGCGATGACGTTGCCTGCCCACCGCCAGCAGGCCGCACCAGCACGCAGCGGGTCCATCAGTTCAGGACCAAGATGACCGCCGATGACAAGGATTTTCTTGACGCCAGGCGCAGACAGCAAAGGCGTGTGGTTAAACGTGACCCGCTTGTGGCCGCATTTTTTGGGAGTGTGAAATGAAAATAGTTTTAGAAGTCAACTTGTCCAGCTTTGGCATCAACATTGATGTGCAGCCGGACAACTCAATTGATGACATGGATGGTGCAGAGCAGCAGGCCATTGCGGAGGAGGCCATTCGTGCTTTGCAGCACTTCATCATCATGATCACTCCTGACCAAATAGGCGCTTGAGGCGTTTGATTTGCGCTTCGTCCATAAACATGGAGATGCCTTCACCAGCCGTTGACAGCTTGCCACGGGTCAATTGGTTGGGGTCTGCATAGGATCGGCCTGCCGGGATGTCTCCAGGCATCTGGAGTTGCGTAAACAAGTCTTCCATGGATGAGGTTTTGTAGCCAGAGCCTGGCTTATTCATTTGCGTTGGCAATATCTGGTTGTACACAGGCTGCATGACTTCGCTGATGGGTGCGCCACGGGTGTTGCCAAGAAACACACCAGGCATGTCCATGCCATATGCACCGTGAGAGCCTGGCCGAGTTCCAAGTTGTGGCAATGCTTCGTAAATGGAATCACCCATCCAAAAGCTGGGCCTGTTCATGACGTTGGGGTCTAGCATTGCGTTTTGCAAATCTTTATAGTTGAAGTCCAAGCCTCTTTCAGTGGCCACATTGCTCATCTTGTCCACAAAGATCTTGCGCAAATCTCCAGCACTTCCAGCCGACAAGCCTTCGCCTGTAAGCAATTGTTCCCGCGCCATTGGATCGTTTAGGCCCACAAAATCTTTGTACTTGCCCTTGACCTTCTTGACCGTAGCCGCACGCATCTGATCTGAAATCATTTCCAGCAACTTGGGGCTTGGGTTGGTGGCGTCAATCATTGCCAACAAGCCTTCTGTTGGACCTGTCGAGAAGTTTTCACCACTGCGAGGCATGGTGTGTGGAGCCATGAACACGCGACCAGTGCCACCCCTTCTAAGGTTTTCCTCAATGGCTTGCAATGCCCTGTTGTTTTGCGCTGTGGCTGCACTAGGATTGGATGCATACCCCACTTTGTTTCTAATGTTTTCCAAATCACGCATGTACATCAAGCCGCCAGGCGTAGTGAAAGCATTGGCGCCAAGAGGGATCTCACTCACATTGGTCACTTGCACATTGCGACTCAACATATCTGCGGGATATGTCATCAAGCTGCCGCCCAGCATTTCGTCATAGTTGACATCTCTGCGGGGGGCAATACCTGGCAATTGATTGGTTTGGTATCTTGTGCCAACCAATGGGTTGGGCTTCTTTGGCGTGTCCATCAAAAACGCGCCAAGCTGAGATTTGGCCGATGGCGCACGCACCGCTGGCCGTGGTGCCAAGTTCATACTCCGCATCATCGGTGCAATGCCCAAGGCAGTGCCAGCAGCAAAGGCTGGACGCGCCACCCGCTGGATGCCTTCATAGTCGGGGTTCAAGACGCTGAATCCCATCTCGTCAGGGGCTTGCCCCAGCAGGCCGGAGATGGCCGCATAGGTGCGAGGATCGGGCAGTGTGTTGACATCGCGCTTGGCGGCCAATGCTCTGGCCCTTGCGCCTTGGCGTTGAATGTTTGGATTGCCAAAGAATGGCATCAACTCCTCATCATCAAGCAATCCAGCCATGTTTTTACTCCTTATTGTCTTGGCATAGTTGCGCCAATGTAACCCGCGCCGTATGGCACCGACTTACCCAGCAGTCTAATCGTGCTGTTAATGCGTTGCTGCAATGCAGCCATGCCGC